GGCTTGATTTTGCCCTAAACAGCCCCCAATGGATAAGACTTTTCATTGACACAAAATCGGACTACGATAATTTTGCAGCAATCGGCTGCTTTAACTGGGGAATGTCATGAAATTTGAAATGGAATTGGGTTTTATTGAGAATGAGAAAATTACAATCGAAACGTGGGATTTTGAAAAAATTGAGATCATCAAAGATTTCATTGCTTTTCAAGAAGAACACGGCTGGGCAGTTGAATATGAAGCAGTTAACCTTGATGATGAAGATTTTGAAGAAGACACTGAAGAAGAAGAAATCCCACCTTTTGCTTTAGATTCCAAAGAAGAACTTTAACCTATGGGTTGCAAATGGGGCTTACTTGGACATCAAGTACAGCCCCACATTTGAAAATGCATAGCCTGCATAGACCACGGCCATATATAGATTGCCTTTAAAGAGCTGCTCCCCAGCAATGTAGGCATAGATCGCGCCAGTCAGAATGATTAGCCAGGCGCTCAAAATGCACCCACATCGATGACCTCACCCCTAAACTGGACCATGTCTTCGTCAAATTTATGGACCAGCTCTGGCCATAAAAGTGTCCCATTAAAGAAGTTTAGAACCGCAAAGCCCGATCTGTGGTTGTTAGGATTTATCTCGGCATAGTTAAATTGTGGGCCATCAGTCTCGGCCAGTGTCCCTGTATCTACCCCGTATCTACACCCGTTGTAATCGCTGAATGGCGTGACTTTTAATGAATGCAAATGACCGGTTATTATGCTGACACCAGCGTTGACAGTGTTGTTGTGGGTGGCATGAATCCCCCCCTTGTACCGGTGTTTGATGATGCACTGCTCAGTGGGCCACACTGCCCAGCAGAAGTCCCAGTCTGGGATGTGGTCTGTGAGCTTGAAACCTTTGACCTCTTTGAATTGTGGCGCGTGCTGGGCCAGTCGGTTGCCAAAACGAATGTCATGGTTGCCCCATGTAAACAGTAGCTTTACATTGTGCCTGGCTGCTTTGGCCACTTCCTCAATCTCACCCAACGCACCTTGCGTAGCTTTGAGTTCTTGAATGACAGAAGTTTGGGGAAGTTCAGTCACATCATGGCGGCTTATAGATGCACCATCCAGGGCATCCCCATTGCACACGATCGCATGAGGCTTGAATTCTTGAATGGCCCACAGTAATCCTTTAAAGGCCGTGGACCTTTGACCAGGTATAAAGTGCGCGTCAGAGAAAACAATCACAGTGCCATCTAGCATTCCAAGCTCAACTTGCTTTAGTGGACTAAATGACTTGGGTTTGTTTTTGTCGTATTTAACACCACGATGGTCACTTGCATGAAGTGCCATGTTGTAAGTTTTCTCAATCCATCTTCTACGCAAATGAACTGCCCTGTTTGCTATTCCAAGATGTTCAGCTATTTTTTGTGCAGATTGAAGTTGTCCCCACAGTTGGATAAACTCAGTATCAGTACACGTTTCGTTATGGCTACCCATTGGAATCCTTGGTTAAAAGGTGTTCTAGCAAATTGATTATGCGATGCTCTTGCATTTCTTTGTCGTCCTCAGAGGAGGATGCGTCTTGTGCCACAGTCATCAAGTCATGCAAAAAGATGTGCAGTAATTCATGCAAAGCAGTCTTATCTATGCTCTCAGGTGTAATTTTCTCAGCACCAAAGTCACCCAATCGATAAACAGCAAGTCTTGCGTTAGGAGTGAACTCAACAGAAGCCATCGCTGCTTTAGCTGGCTTTATGCCTTTCTCAATTCTCCAATCGCCAAGACTAAGCACTTGCTGCCACTTTCTGACACTTTGTGCAAACAGTTCTGCGTGTTCTGGCGTAGGAATGTTAGGCATTTCAACACCTTATACAAGAATTGTTACAGTTTAATTTAACAATGCACATTCTGCAACTCTGCGCTTTGTCAGACCTGCTAGAACTTTACCACCGCCCTTGTTCCATAACATAAGTTGCTCTTTAGCCCCTTCCCAATCTTGGGCATTGATTTTTCGCTTTAGAGTGGAGGTTTGGAGTCTGCCAATACCTAAGTTATAGCAAAAGTCCACAATGGCATTGCACTTACGCTCGTCTGTCATAAGGATGGGGCAGTTTCTCAGAGCACCCTGTAAGTAGGTATGCTCTAACTCGTGCATAAGTAAAGCACTAGCTACAGCCTCATCTATTGGGCTATCTTGCAAGGTTACTTTGCGCCCATCAGCATAGTAAGTAGAGCCATAACCAATCGTAGCTACGTTAGCAGGGCATAAATAGGGTTTACTTCTAAACCCCTCAAACTGCTTACATAAAGATGCAGCCAGTTCTAAGTTCATATGCCACGCTTAGACAGAGTTCTATCAAGAAACCAGTAGTTAATAGTTCCTGAGAGCAAAGCAGAAAAGTCTGGTGTCATCATTGTTTTAAAAACTTCAGTAGCTGGCGCACCTGCCAACCATGCGTTCCAAGCAAACCAAACATGGATAAATGACCATACGAATAGTACCCAATATGTTACTACTGGCCTGACTGATGCTGACAGACTGGCCACCCATCCACCAGCTGCTTTAACCATCTCGGCCTGCTGAGTGATAGCCGCATTAAATGCATCCATTACGCCAACATCCACCGCAGCTTCTCTTTGTGCGCCAATTTCGGCTAACTTCTGTTGGCCACGTTGAGCTTCCAAATCGCATTGGAACTTGAACATATTAAGTTCATGCTCACGCTCATTTTTTTTATCAAGCCATTTAAGGACTTCAGGAGCCATCCTAAAGATGCCACCAAAAATTGAACCTAATAAACCACCACTAAGAATATCAAGCATGATTAGTCCTCACAATGTTTACATTTATGGTGAGAGTCACCATGCGACAGTTTGACACCCGCCAAGAGGCCAATAAAGCCACCAATGATGGTTTGAAAAGCAGGGTGAAGCATGGCAAAGATTTCAGCGTTGTCTACTTCCTTTGCCCATAAGCCCAAAAGAAAAGCGGCCACCATCCCCAATACTGATAAGCAAAGAGTAGAAGCTACCATCAAGGTAACTGAGTAAGTCAACTTACCTACAACATCTTGGTCTTGTTTCATACATATATATCCAGTTTACGATTCTGAAATATTTCCATGCGGAGTCTCTCTTGAACTGACTTCTTGCAATAAATCTCAAAGCCTATGTCTTGTAATTGCACTTGTTTTTGTTTGGCTAATTCGTTTGCTTTATTAACTTCATGCTGTCTTTCAAGTCTTTTCTGAGCAAGGTCATGTCTATCTGGATAACCAGAGGGCTGAACAGTCGGGAACAATTTGATGGTATCAATCATTTCTTTTCCCTCTCAAGTGCGCTCTTGTATCCTTGAATTACTTTATGTCTTAACTCTGCACCATCGGCCGCACCAGCCCATTCACTCAAATTATTCCAAATGACGATAAAGTCGGAACTTTTGCATAACTTCTGATGATTTGTAAGCCATATAGACATTTGCTGATGACGTTCACTTGGGTTGTGGATTGTGTAAGCAATTGAATAAAACTCTCTAACACTACAAAGGTCTTGCCCTGTGGAGTGAAGTGAGAGAGTTAAAACAAGTGCAATAAGCCATTTCACGGCATCGCCCAAAGAATGACATTAGCGCAAAACATGACGAAACAAAAAAGAAAGGCTAGAGCAATAATAGCTTCTAGCCAATCCATCATTTTTTAATCCAAGTCTGCCAAACAGCACCAGCCGCCATGATTAGACCCGCCACCCACAGAATAGGTTTGGCAGCAGAAGCTATCCACCCCAAGACTTTAAAAGCACCATGCAAGGCATCAAAAGCCTCTACAAGCCCTTTGGTGTTCTTGTCTATGCTATCTACCTTAGCTTCGACTTCAACGAGCCTATCGTAGATTTGCTTGTGGGTGACTTCGTTTTCCATTACTCACTCCGTTGGTGCTTCTTTAGGAACTTGCGCTTCAGCCTGTTCTTTAATCTTTACGATAAGAGGCCAGCATCCGCTACTCGAGGGCAGTTGCCCCAAAGTTTGTAATACAAAGTTAATCTCGTTAACGTCTAGTTCTAATTTCATGCTTGACTCCAAGGAGTGCCAGAAGCCGTTACTGGTGCTTTCTGCAAAGCAATCTGAGCCGCCAGAGCGTCTTCAGTGGCTTGTTTATCAACCGATTCCCAAACCCAATTTAAAACCTCTGCTTCAGTAACTGAGGCATAGGGGATTGTGGGTGTTCCTGCTTGCCAAGATGCTGTGGAGTAAATGGAAGCCGTGTAGTCCCCATCAACCGCAGTTGCAGTCCAGTGCGCACAGGAAATGAAACCATCAGAAGTTTGATAGTCAGTCTGAGTAATTTTCCATGTGTATGCGATAGTCATGTTAGTCCTTTAAAGATTAGCGGCATCAAGTCGTGCCTTGAGTGATTGATTTTCTGTTACCAAGTCTTTTACCATTGCAACTAAATCAGCCATTACTTCTGAAGTTGATGCTTGCATAGATTGCATTTTTGGTTTTCCACTTGCGTCTACTGCATCTTTTTCACCAGTAACAGCTTTAGGATATTGGTTTACAAACTCATGTGCAATAAAGCCTCTAAATTCAGAACCATCTGCAATCCAAGTGCCTTGTTTTGGCAACAAAGACATTAAGCGTTCTTTGTATCCTGTTAATGCGCCTGTGATGCTCTTTAAACGATAGTCGGATGAAGTGTTGTATGTAGTTGCAGAACCAGTTACAGAAATGCTGCCAACAGTACTACCATTTTTCTTAAAATCTATGACAGTACCATCAGACGTAATTCTGTTGAAATACCCAGTTGTTCCATTTCTTGATACGCTGATATAACCCGCTGCACCAATAGCAGTTCCAACCACACTAGAACCCGCTGGGTCAGTATTAGTTCCACCTACAAGAAAATTACCAGAATCATCTATTTTTACTCTGGTTGAAAAAGCAATAGTTCCACCAGTAGAGCCAGAGGCTGCATTGCTAAATGTTAATGAGCCATCATCAGGCATTGACAACATTGACGCAGTTCCAGTGCTGGCATATTTATAATTGCTACTGGCGTAATACACGTTATTTACTAATCGTATATCTCTTACACCAGCAGACCATACAGCATTACCTACATAATTAACTTCAAATGCTTTACCAAGACTCCATGTACTAGGAGTAACTCCCAAGCCTAGATTGCCTGAGGAGTCGAGGCGCATACGCTCAGTTGCGGCTGTATTGGTAGTAACAGACCTTGTTCCAAAAACCAAATCACCAAGTGTTTGTCCAGATGTGCTAGTAGTGTTAATTCCTATTTCGGCAGGGGGAAAATTACCATTTGCCGATACATAACCAAAGCCAATAGTTTGAATGGCTGTTCCAGAACTTGCAAATTCTGCCGCACCAATTTGTAAATATGGGTAGCCAAATGTTGTAGGTATTGCAGAGCCAGAACCTTGTGTGCTTCTATAAACCCAACCAACAGGCAAAGTTGCAGATGATGTAAACCCTTGTATTTTTGCGTAAGGCGAACTTGTACCAATACCCAACCCTGTTGAGGTGAGGCGCATACCTTCTG